GTGTCGGTGTAGGTCTTCTGCAGGTTCCAGACGAGCGGGTCTGCGGTTGCACCCATGGCTTCACCGGTCACGGAGAAGTCCAGCCAGTCCTTGAAGCGGAACCCGCGAAGCATGCCCCGCCGGCCGTTGAAGAAGTTGACAACCGCCATCAGATCGTCGCGCTTGGTGATGCCGTATCCAATATCCCACTGACCCCGGGCTTTCGACCACTCGCCATTCCGCTGCTCCGCACCGTTGGACAGCGTGATGATGGTAGTCTTGAACCCGGGGCCACCAACGGCACCCCGCTCGATGGTATCGGGAAGGCGGATGTTGTCGACCATTTACCGAACGATCCTTGCGAAGTCGGACGCCACCTGCGACCGCGACCTGCGGAAGCTGTCTGCGTCGTTGGCGTAGACGTTGAAGTTGATCACCGTGCCACCGCCCTGAGGATTGTTCTGGTTGGCGGCACGCTGCTGAGCCTTCGTTTCGACCGTGACACGTTCACCCTTCGTAGCCATGAAGCCTACCGGGTTGGTGTCGCGACCGCTGCGGCCGGCCACCATAAACTGCCCACCCTTAGCATAGCCAGGGACACCCTTACCAGTGATGTTCTCAATGGAGGATTTCGAGCCCGTGTTGGTGCTGTTGGACATGGACAGGGTCTGGAACGAACCCGACGATCCGCCCTTGGCAGCAAGCGCCGCGTAGAGCTTCTTGGCCTGTGCTTCACCGTCCCGCATTTTCCAGATCAGCGTGTCGAGAGTGTTCACGATGCGCTTGATGTTGGTGACCGCTGCATCCGCTGCGGTCTTTGATGACGTGCCGATGCTAGCAAGGGCCTTGGAGGCATCTGCTGCGGGCTTGGTGATGCCCGGGCTAAGCGAGGTCTTCGCCTTCTCGATCGACTTGGTGAACTCGTTCGTTGCGTCAGTCGTGGTCTTCCCGAACGAGTCCATGATGGACTTGCCGTAATTGATCACGTTGACAGCGGAGTCCGCAAGCCAGTTGTTGAAGGCGTCCCCGTTGCCCGTGAGGTGCGCGATGATCTGCGCCAGGCTCACCGCCGCTGCAACCGCCAGCAGGATCGCCGCCACCCACAGACCGACGCTGATGATCGCTGCCGCGTTGGTAGCGATGAAGACCGTCATCGCCTTGACCATGTTGTAGAGGTCGAGGATTATCTGCACCAGCTTCACCAGCGCCCAGGCCGCTGCGAATCCAATCACCAGCGGGATTGCGATGTGCAGGTTGTCGGCGATCATGTAGATCACCTTCGCAAGCGTGTCACCCGCTGCGCTGCTCTGCATGAAGAAGTCGATTGCATTGTTGCGCAGCGTTGTGAAGGCGTTGTTGATCGTCGGCGTAGTACGAGCGAACAGCGCGTCGATCTCTTTGGCAGCACCGCCCAGGGCCTCGCGCAGGACGTCCCGGGTCAGCAGACCCTGCTCTGCCGTCTTACGAAGCTGCTCAACAGTCACGCCCGCAGCTTTGGCAAGCGCTTCCAGGATCTCGACAGGCATCTGCTCCATGATCGAGTTGAATTCTTCACCGCGGAGCACGCCGGACTGAAGCGCCTGGATGAACTGGCGGGTTGAACCAGCCGCTTCAGCCGCCGTACGCCCGCCCACCTGGAAGCCCTTGTTAAGGGTCTCCACCATGCGCAGGAGCTCTGTTTCCTCGATGCCGACGTTCTGCAGAACCTTGCTGAAGTTGACGTAGAGCTGAGTTGTCTGCTCGATACCCGTGCGGGTACGATTGGACAGGTCCATCAGCGTCGTCTGGAGCCGGTTGTATTCGGCCTGGGAATTGGTGATGGTGCGAAGCTGATTGCTTAGCTGCTGTGCAGCGTTCGCGGTGTCCAGGAAGGCCTGTGCGCCAACGTAGGCACCAAGCGCCCCGATTAGACCGCGCATGGCCCCGGTCGAGGTGTGGGCAGCGGTGCTGTTCTGCTTGAGCGCAGCCGTGTTGGCCTGGACCTTTGTGGTCGCAGTTGCAAAAGACCGACCCTGATGGTCGATCGCGGTGTTGAGCTTGCTGACGGCGCCATAGTAGCTGACGGACACCTGCGAAGCCGAGCGCAGGGTGTTCTTGAGCTTTTCGGCTTCGGAAGCGTCCTTCTGGAAGGCGCGGGTGTTCGACACGGAGGCTAGCGTTGCCTTGAGCTTGTCGACCTGGACGTCCGCCGCGCCAGCGTTCTTCTGGATCGCCTGAAGCTTCGTTGAGATCGAAGCGGCGATCTTGTCGTCAATCCTAATCTCGACGTCACTCATTGAGGTTCACCCGTCCGCGCTTGATGTCTTGAGCAAGGCGTTTGTTGAAGTTGTATTCCTTCGTCGCATACCGTGCAACGATGATCGAACCTTCGACCCACCCGGCAGGTGCTTGCGCCGAGTACCCCTCAGCAAGTCTACCGATGTAGGGAGCTTGGTTGATGATGGCCACAGTGCCGCCCGCGCGGGCTTTCTTCAGCGCCGCTTTGGCTGCTTCAATCGCAGCACGGCTGCTGGCGCTTTGAGTGCTACCCGCTTGCCCAACGAAGTAGGCAGGGATCTCTTCCGCACCGTAGCCGGAGCCGCCAACGGCGACTCGCCAGTTTGATAGGGCCTTGGAGGTATCGACCGGGGTCTGCGCGACTAGGTACTCGAGCATCCGCAGGGTGACGAACTTGGTAAGCTCAAGGGCGCGCAGCTTCACGGCGATTTCTGCCGTTCGAGCTATCTCCACGATCTTGAGCAGACTTCCCATTCGACTTCTTCCCGCGTTCGGTTAGCACCGCGTTGTCGATCTTGCGAATGACTACCCGCAAGATATCGAACTGACGAGCACTCAGTTCATAGTCGACCGCCCAGGCACGTATGGCGGAAGCTGGGACCGGTCCGCCAGAGAAGAAGCGCTCGCTGTCGAGCTCAAGGAACGCATTGTAGTAGAGGAGCAGTTCCTGAGGGACTTCGCGCTCTTCTACCAGCTTCTCCAAGCGCTCAACGGTGCGCTTGTCCTTGGCCAAGATGGCTTGACGCAACGCCGCCTTTTCGTGCTCCCTGTCCATCACGGCAGGGAGCACAGCGGCAATCAGTTTTTTGCGTCGTCCTCGACCTCGGCGTCACGGAAGTTGGACGCACGTTTGGCTTCGGTGTCCAGGATCTCGTAGAGGTCCGGGAGCTCGAGAAACAGCGCGTCGGCGTTACCGCGTGTGAAAGGGAAGTTGACGCCATCGTCCTCGAGCTGCACGTTGCGCCAGTCCAGCAGGACCGTGTCGAGGAAGAGCGCCATGTTGATCGACTTCGCTTCGTCGTTGGAGACGAGGTCGTTCTCGATCTTGCGCTTGAGCTTCTTGCCCACCTGCTCTGCCGCTTTGGCGAACTTGGGGTTGGACTGGCTTGCACGCGCAAGGAGAAATCCGGGTGTGGTGCCATCCTTGTTGATGACGCCTGTGTCCTCGAACCAGAAGCCGTCAACTTCCTTGTTCCGGTTCGTCTTAAACGCACTGCGCAGGCTCATGGGGTTTCTCCGAGCTAGGTTGGGGCACCAGCGACAAAGCCGGTGCCCCTACAGCTATGCGGCCTCAACCCGCTTTGTCAAGCGCTAGCCATGGCTGCGGCCGGTAGGTACCCGAACGTCGTGTAGGACAGGGTATAGCCCGCAGCGCACTCACCAGCCTGCATGTCGAGCGGGATGGTGATCGGGTTGTCCATCTCGATCTCCGGCATCCCGTTGCCCAGGCCGAGCAGCGGGATGTCGAACACGAAGCCCCGGTTCTCCTTGGCGAAGATCAGATCGACCGTCACGTCGGAGGACAGGCGGACCGTGCGCTGCGCCAGCACGCTGGAGAACAGTGCGGTGACCTCGCCGCCGACCGTGAAGTTACCGGTCGAGACGTCGATGCCGCCAGCAGCGCCCACCACCTTGGTAGGCGTGACGCCGTTCTCGATCGTCAGGTTGCCCTCTGTGATGTAGCCGAACAGCGTATCCGGGAAGCTGTTCCCCGGTTCGATGACCGACATGCGCACCCGCAGCACGTCCGAGGAGGTGTTGTAGAAGTCCTCGGCAGGTGCGGCGACGTGCATGCCGCCCTTTCGCCCCTCGGCACCAGTGCGGGTCTCCGCATCGGCAGCGATGAAGCCAAGGTCGACCGTCAGCTTGTCCGCGGTGTCAATGTTGAAGGTGAGTTCATTGGCAACCGCACCGACCACATACTCGGCCTGCACACCGTCGGCGTCCCGCCCGAGCGTGCGCTCGAACTGATAGTAGTGCGTCTCGACGTCGTCGCCGTCAGGCTCGTTCATCAGGAAGTCGCCCGTGAACACCTGGAGGCTGATGCCGGTGGCAGCTTCCGCTTCAACCACCCACGACGTCTTGTCCAGCACCAGGAGCTCGTCGGTGATCGAACCGATGCGGGCGTATCCCCGGTTATTGGCGAAGAAGCTGCCAGCGGCGTCACCGCCGACGTAGATCCATTCGCCGACACGAACCTTGAGAGCGTTCCAGCTGTAGCCGGTACCACCGGCCGTCGCACCGTCCCAGGAACCTTC